TTTATCTATATCACTAAACACAAACTCTGTAGTTGTTAGCTGTTTAGCTGTAAATGTTCTATTTGCAAAATTTGTGGCATCTTTTTGTACACTATCTGGTATAATATATCCATTCATAGTTATTTGAAAATTAGCCCTTATTGATCGATCTTGTCCTTGTTCTAATGTATTTTCAGTAGTAAAACTATCCATCATAGCTAAGAATTTGAAGTTATCTTTTTCACCCCAGTAAGAGTTTGCATTATAGTTTATATCTTCAATAATCTTATTCTGTTGTGCAACATATTCTGTCCATACAACGACGTCGTATGTAATTTTTACGTAATCTGGTATAATAACATTATAATATTCTCTAGATGGTTTTTGTCCTTGTAGTATATTCCACCTATCATATCTATTTTTAGGGTTATATCTAGTTGCAAACTGTCTAACTATACTAGTTGGATCGGCCGCATCTATTTTATTACCCATCATACCTTCAACTCTTTCTAGACCTGTTCTTCTATACATTATTAAGGGTATTTGTATTTTTCCTTTAGAATCTCTAAATGCTCCACTTTTTTGTACAGACTTCCATCGTTCTGGAGAACCATATATAATAGGAACATCAATTGTTTCATCACCATCATCTACCTTGGGTTTTATTACCTGATTGAAGTAGTATGTGATAGCTTCGTCAACATCGTAAATTCCAATAGTAATGTCTTTAATGGTTGAATCATTGTTACTAGTTTGGCTAGCCCTATTGTGTGATATGTTGTTTGTTTTTTTCATTATAAATTAGATATTCTATTATTTACACCAGATCTTATTTTTTCTAATTTTAGTTTACTTTTTCTAGTTTCATGAGTTTTTACAATTATTGAGAAACTTGAGCCAAATTCACCACCTAAAGAATCTGTTCTTTCTCCGTCTATAAATCCTTTATCTGTTGAAGGATTTTTACCAAATAGATATTGGTGTTCATGAACTTCATCTATTTCCCAATAGGTTGCATCCCACCATATTATATCTCCAACCTCTAAAACAACATTTGCTGATGGAGATCCTATACTTCCAGCTGGTAATAAATCATCTCGCAAAAACTTAAATTCTGTAGTGTGATTCACATCTGCTCCAAATTCGTCACTAGACCATTCTTCTTCGCCCATATCAATTAAACATGCAACCCTTACGCCTTGCATATATACTTTATTTAATGCTTCTCCATATAAATTTCCAACTGTATCATGTATGGCAGCCTTAAAAATATCCACCTCAGTGTCAATAATTTCGTTTATTAACTCTCTATTTAAAGTTCTAAATAGGCTTATATCTCTTTGTCCACCAAATAATGCCATAATTATCCTATATAAATTGGGTAAGGTATTCTGTTTAATGTATCATTCATAAATTCAGCTTCGTCTTTTTGTCGCTCAAGCATGTTTCTTCTACTTGTTGCTTCTAAATCTTCTCTAAGCTGAGTTAGCAAATTTTCTTTTTCTGCTGTTGCCTCGTTTCTTAATGTATCACCATCAAGATTAGTTTCTCCACCAGGAATAGGTATACTTCCATATTTACTACGTATACTACCTAAAAGTTCTTTTGCCAAGGCTAATGTATATTTTCTAATCCACTGTTTTCCTGCATGGTTTATCTCAGTGTATTGCATGTTGTTATAGGTTGCATTTGAGAAGTCTGTTATAGAACCATTATTGGTTTTTAATGGATCTTTTCTGTCATTTTTTACAATATACTGAAATTGAATTTTTGCTTCTGCTGTTGGAATTGGAAACACTCGTAATTCATTATTTATCAATTCAAAAGTATATGCAGATTTTCGTATTTCATCATTAAATTCAATTGCTTGAACCCTCAATAAGTCATCATACATTGGTAGCATTAAAAAGTTTACAGCTGGTGAGTATTGTCCCCATCCAAAACCTTGCAGCATTTGTTCAGATCCAGCTCCTGTTCCTACGTAAGGGTCAAAAAATCTAGTTACTGCAGGAGCAGGTTCATAAAATACTCGCTTTATTTCAATATTATTTCCGCTTTCAGAAACATTTGCCCATAAATTATCTAAATTATAGGTTTGTCCTGATTCAGGTGTTACAGTTATAGAACCAGTTTTATATGTTACATCACCTCCAACTCCAGCTTCTGTTCCATACTGATTTGCTAAAGTTATCATTCTATCAAAATTAGGAGTTATTTCTCTATGTGTTAAATTAGAACCAGACGGTGCACCTTGTAGATTAAGTAAGTTTTCCTTTATATTAAAATAGTTTACTTGAGAACTGTATTCGGTTATTGATTCTTCAAATACAGCGTATAAACTTCCAGATTGCAATTCGATATCTACAATAGGATAACCCAATCTTTTGGCGCACCATGCAGCGGTATTATCTACATCATTAGTAAATGAAGTTTCTCCATCGTAAAAGCCAAAAGGTGTTTGACCAGATGAAAAGTTAGATGTGCCTGTCCAGATTGGTATTTGAGTTGCCATATATTTCCCACTTATTAGTTAACTATTCTTATATAAATATAAAGAAGTATTGTATTTAATTACATACTCATCAACATTTCAAAGACATTATCTATTGCCGGATGCCTATGGTTATCCAACAGTATTCGTTTATACACATATTCGGAGTCAGATATTTTAGAAACATCTACTATTGCAGAATAATTTTTATCCTTTAAATCAATTTGTTGATTATCTCCACAAAATATCATTGTAGAACCTTTACCTAATCGTCCTAATGCCATTCTTAATTGAGATCTTGTTAGGTTTTGAAATTCATCTACTATAACTACTGAGTTTTCAAATGTTCTACCTCTAAAGTGTGCTAGTGAAACTAGTTCTATTGATTCTTCTTTTTCCATTTTATCTAGTATAAGAGGTTTATTATAAACTTTTCTCATATTAGACCTAATAGGTACTAACCAAGGTTCCATTTTTTCTTTTTCACTACCAGGTAAAAAACCGTTATCTTCTGTGGATACAGTTGGCCTTGTTATAATAATCTTATTAATCATTCTCTTAAAGAACATATCTAACGCAACTTGACATGCTAAAAGTGTCTTACCACTACCTGCTTTTCCTACTATAAAATTATAAGGATGATGTAGCATAGCCTGTTTTGCAGACTTTTGTTCCTCTGATAAGGATATCGAAAATTTTACATTTCCTTTTGGTGGTGTTTTTTCAATGTTTTGTTTTGCCATAATAACCTCCATTTAAATGTTGTATACTATTACATATAAATATAAAAACACTACTAAAAAAGAAAGAGACTAGTAAAAACTAGCCTCTCTCTAAAAAATATATAGTGGGTATTTATTAAATAGTAGTTACACCTTTACAAAATACTTTACCATAAAATTCTGGTCTTACAACTTTCTTAGCATAACGAGTCATTACACCTTTACGTGGAGTAAAGTTTGTAGGATCGTAAACTAATGGAGTCATAATTAATGGTACGTATGGAGCATAAACAGCACCAGTTTCTAGGAACTGAGTTCCTCTAAAGCCCATAATAATTTCATCCTTTTGGATGTATGGATTTTTGTAAACTGTAAATCTGTTGTTTAATGCACCAACTTTTTGTACACCCATCGCAAATGATGCTTGGTTACCATCAGTATCAGCAGCATATCCAGGAATAGATTCTAGGATTGTTGCAACTTCTGGTCCACAAACTAAGAAGTTTGCTCCACCTCTCATTGTTTTTGCGTGAATTTGGTTAGAAACTTTTTGTATTTTAGTACCTAAAGTTTGGAACCAAGTACCTTGGTTGTATGCTGCAGCAGTACCGCCAGCATTCCAGTCATCTTCACCACCGTTAGTAGTTCCGTCATGAACTTCACCAATTGTAGCTGACCAATACTCTTTTGTTAAAGCATTTTCAGATAACATTGATAAAATTTCAAGATCGATTTCCATTGAAATATACTCAGATAACATTGAAGTTAATTCAGCTTCAGCGTCAATTGAATGGTATGCATTCAAATCTTGAGCAAATTCTGGAGACCATACAGCTTTCAACTTACGAGTTTTAGCTACAATAGTTTCAGATCTTAATTCAACGTTTACTTCTGGAATTGAAACATCAGCTCCTGAAGTATCTTCAAAATCACCTCTAGTAGATGCAGTTGGTTGTTCATAGTAATGAATTGTATTACCTGCTGCATCACCAGCTGTAATTGGTAATGTTGCTGCGCCTGTACTTAATACAAACTGTACTTTCGTATCGTTTGTTGTTAATTTTGTATAAGCTGGTAAGTTCATTGCTTCTGTTAATAAAGATCCAGATACAAATCTCCATGCTTGTACACCGTCAAGATCAGGTCTAGTAAGCTGAGATATTGTAGCTGTTACTGTATACACAGATCCATCAACGATTGAAGCTGATAAGTCTGAGTCATAGTCAACATCTGCCCATACTGCTGACGCTGATGTAATCGTTACGTCTGAGTTTGATGCATTCATTGAATATCCGAATTTACCGCCGCCATAAAGACCGCCAGTTGATTCGCCTGAAGCTGATGTATTACCCATAATATCCGTATTTTGGGCAAAGCCGTTATTTGCTTTATCAGTTCCATATTTAAAGTCTAAGAAAAATACGAGTCCAGAAGGTAAATTCATTGGTTGAACAGATACAAAATCTTTTGCAGCTATTTCACCAAAAATTCTTCTTACAAGTGGAAGAGCCACACCTGACCATTCTTCAGCATTAGCACCAGCTCTGTTAGTTCTCGAATTTTCATCGATTAACTGACGAGCTTGGTTTTCTAAAAGAACAGCCATTCCTGACTTTTCGTACTCATTTCCGATACCTTCTAATAAACCAGTATTTTCCCATTTTGATGTAAGTGCTCTTGCTTCGTCAAGTTGCTTTCTGTGAGCTGCACCTGCATCTGTTAATAGGTTGTTAATTGATTCCATTTAGAATTCTCCTCTCTAATTTGTTAAGGCAGACTAAAGTAGTCCTGCCAATTTTCTCATTCTACTTGCCATTTCGTTACCTTCTTTGATAACTTGTTTTGGCTTTGTTGTTTTTTGCGCTTTTGACGCTAATCCTTCAGTTCTAACTTTTCTTGAAGTTTTAACTGGAGTGTTAAGGCTTTCAGCTAATGTTGTGTAAACAAGCTTCACTTCTCTTAATGAATGAGCTCTGTCGAAAGTTTCAATAACTCTCATTTTTTGAGACTCAGTCAAGTTTTGAGACTTGAATAGTTTGTTTGAAAACAACAATTTTGCATTAAGAAGATTAACTTCGTTAAGAGTAGATTTCAAAGATTTAATAGTATCATAAGCTTCTTCAAGTTGCTCTTTATACATTTCGTCTTGTTCATCTTCTTCTTCCGTTTCTTCATCTTCTTCTTTTAACGCGTTTAAGATAGATTCGATGTTAAGTTCTTCGTCCATTTCATCTTCCGTTTCAGATTTTTCATCTTCCATTTCAGTTTCTTCGTCCTCGTCCTCTTCTTTCATCATTTCATCTTTTTCATCTTCCATTTCAGATTTTTCATCTTCCATTTCAGTTTCTTCGTCCTCAGCTTCAAGTTCTTTAATGATAGCTTCTAACTCCATGTCCATATCATCGTCATCATCACCATCTGCATCGATGTTAATGTCAACAACGTTATCGTCATCTTCGTCTTCTTCTTTCATCATTTCTTCTTTCTCATCTTCAACTTCAGTTTCTTCATCTTCTGCTTCTGTAAGTTTATCAACAACTTTTAAGTTGCTGTCTTCAGAACCATAAGCTGCAGACATTTTTTCAGTTTCAGACTTTTCTTCATCATCACCATCAGCTTGGTCGACTTTATTGTCGCCTTTACCAATTGTAGATGAATCTGATTGCTCTTCAACTGTATCTTCGTCTTCTAATTCTTCTTCGATCTTATTAGATAACATTGATTGTAGTTTTGGAGTGAAAGCTTCTTCTAAGGCCAATTTTGCGTTTGCAATTGCTGTTTCTCTAACAGCTTTAGCGTCAGCGATAGCTTCTTTAAGTAAGTTGCTACTTGCCATTGTGTTTCTCCTAATTTTTAATTTGGAAATAAGATTATTGAGAATCTTAATAGGTAGGGTTTATATTTGTTACCACTATATAAAGTATTGATAGCGTATTCGAATATAAATATATCTAAATATATAGAAAAAACAACAAGAGAGCTAAAAAATAGCCCTCTCGTAAAAAAAATATGTTATTATGTGTTATTTTGCACCATGTTTAGTCATAACAAGCCAGCAGTTGTTTTTTCCATACATTCTTCGTTGGATTGCATCATCTCTTCTTTGCATGGCTACTGCTCTTTCCATTTTTACCTTTCTAACTTGTGATGGTTTTTCGTAATATCTTTTATTCTTATACAGAAATAACTTTTCTGAGTCTTTAAGCTGTCTCTTTAAATATTTTAAAGCTTTTTCTAATGTAAAAGAATCTGAGTCTGGTACTTTTACACCATCAGGATTTCCTGCAATATAAAAGTCTGCTCTTGTGTGCCTCTTTTTAAAAGGTCTTTTTTTGTAATTACCGTCTCTATTTTGATTACGGTTGTTTTTAAAATTTTTTTGCATACTTTGATTTTTAGTTAAACGTTTAATTAGTATTAATATAAACAAAAAAAATGACATATAAAAATTATATGCCATTTATTTTCAATTTTTTATTGGATTATTTAATATTTTTTTTCATCCATCTAATGATATAGTTCATTAATTCTTTTTGTGCTGGTTTAATGTCTTCTTTTTCAGTCATAGGACCTTTTTTCCATTCTAACCAACCATCTTTTATTAACATAAGTCCTTCTTCAAGGTCACGCATAATTTCAATATACTCTTCGTTTAAAGTATCTTCAGTTAATTTACCTTCTGCTTTTATATCTTGGTCTTTTTGCCATTGTTTTCTTAACCATCCTTGCATATTAAATTTTGTTGCCATTTTAGAATCTCCTAGTGTCTGACTTTAACTGTTGTAAAGTCTTTATTGTTTTTAAGAATGATTTTTTAATTTTACCATGTATACCTGGTTGGTCAAGCTTTAACATTCGTTCTGCTCTTAATATTGACTGTGTTGCTTGGTCAAGTTCTTTATGCCATGATTCTACTTTCATTTTTGGTGCAGCTTCGTTCTTCATAGCTTTGCCAACAGCTTTTCTTCTATTTAATAAATAATCATCTGTCTTATCTTCATCACCATCATTGTCTATATCACCATCTTCTTTACCAACTTTATCCATAGCTTCTGCAATTTCATAGTATCTGCCTAGCTTATTTCCTAAGTCTTCATATAGTGATTCTAATCTATGCTGCATACCAACCATTTCTTTTGCAGTTTTTACAAAGTCATTAGCTGAATTATCTATGGCTTTAGAATCTCGCTTAATTGTTACTGCATCAAACCAGTCTTCAGATTCATCAACAATAAACTTACTTGCTCCTGATGTTAGTTTTTCAATTGTTTCTATTATATCACTTAGATTAGACTCTCTATAAATTGCTTTTCCATATTCATTATATTTTGCAACAGCTTCTAAGAATGTTTTCTTTTGTTCAGGTGCAAGTCTAGACTCATTTAATATGTCTTTTAATTTCATTACTTTATCTCCATATCTTCTAGTATTTCTCTAATGATAGAATTTACTTTACAATATTTATCACATTGTTCCCATTCACTAACATTGCTATTAATAGATTCTGTTATTGATGTTGGTTTCATAAATGCACCGTGTGTAGATGGATTACTTACAAAATCCCAACATATAAGTTCAAAATCATTTCCAACTTGTACAGTAGATTCGTCAACTTGATTAACACTTCCTAGTCCTCTACTGCTTATTCCTAATTTTATTCCAGCCTTTAATAGTTCTTTTAATATTTTTCCAGCTGGAGTATCAAGTATTTCTACTTTTCCAACAACATCATCACCATCAAACCATGCATCTGTAACATTGTGAGATACATTTTGAAGGTTAACAACAGAAGATTCTGGGTGATCTAATTCTCCAAGAGCTCTTTTTTCGGCTATTTGAATTTTCTTATAATTTTTAACTTCTCTCATAAGAATATTTTTTGGATACATTCTTCCATTTTGATTTTTTGCATTAGCCCTTTGTAAGACACCTTGAACAATAACTCTACCATTATTCTTAGTTTCAGACTCAGCAATTAGTTGAGGTGAAACTTCAAAAAGGGTATAGTCTATTAATAGTTTTTTATCTGTCATTTTATCTACTCCAATGTGTTTAATTATCCAATATCACCTGTTCCAAATAATTCTGTTCCGGATGGCGATTCATGGTCACATAAAACTGTACCTAATACTGTAACGCCTGTTGCAGAATTATAGAAAAATTCTATTAACGAACCTGATACACCGCCTTTTTCTTGTTCTGCATGAGATAAAGATACATGTGTAGATCCTGCAGGTATAGCTCTATATAATGTTTTTGCAGCTACATCAGACGCTACATTAATACTACCCGTTAATTTTGTTGTTGTTCCATCTGGTCCTATTCTAACATTTGCAGCATTATCACCAATAATAACTTTATAACTTAATCCAATATTGTTAGTTGTTGCCTCTGGTAGTTTTACAACATATGTACTTGCATTACTTCCAGTTGCAGATATATGAATTATTCCACCAAGTGCATCGCCATCACCAGTTAAAGTTTGACTTGCTGCATCAACTGCAAGTACTGAATAGTTTCCGTGTCCTGCATGGCAAGAGTCTACTAGGTCTGCAAAATTAGCTTCTGTTGGTACATCACCTGCGTTAAAATATCCTTTTAATGTTGACTTTCCTGTAAAAGACATATATCATCTCCTCTTATTTATTTGTAACTCGATATTGGTTTTGTAGGTGCTTATATTGTTCTTCCCACAAAAACTTTTCTCTATTAAACTTCTTTTTAGCTTTTTCCATATTTTCTGCCATTAACTTTTTGTTTTCAGGTTTATTACTCCAAGTTTGCCATGTAAAATTAAACATAATATTCTCCTATAATGATGTCCATGCACCTTTCTTTCTATATAAATCAAAAAATACTCTAGCTATTTCTTTTCTAATGGCTAATCGTATTTTTTTCATATCATCTGGTGATAATTCTTCTTTTATATGTTGTTTACGTTTCATTATGAGGATAATTCTCGCAATTTGTGTGATACCTTTAAAAGTCTTTCAGCTATTTTCTTCATTCTAGGACTAGTTGATTTCCAATAATTATCTCTAGAAACTCCTGCTTCCTTCTTTAATTTTGTAGCTCTTCCAATTATTCGCTCAATTTCAAAAAGTTTTCTATTTATTTCTTTTACTGCACCGTTTACCTTTTGTCTAGAATTTTTAGAATCATCTTTTTTGAATTTATTATAATTTAAACCAAAAATTTCTTTTATCATTTCTGAATGTTTCATAGATTCTCCTAATTTATTCTTTTTCTTTTTACTCTTTTTAGCTAGAGTATATCCAGTACTTGTAGTTGCTCTTTGTTTTCTTTTCTTTTCGAGCTTTGGTTTATTACCAGTAAACGCCATAGGAGAATCATAGTGGCCTGCATTTGCAGATACACTTATTTCCTCTAAGTCTTCTTCTAGATATAAATCTATAAGTTCGTCAATAGTTTTATTTAACGACATTTCTTACCTCAGATACAAGCTCAGACAATCTTAATACATTAAGTATTTTTTTCTCGTCTATTTTTCGCTTTTTAACAATAGAGCTTTTAAGTAATTTTGCAACTTCCTTAAGTTTTATCTTTACTACACTATCGTCTACTTTACTTAAGTCTTTATTTAACTGCTTAAGATGTTCAGCTACTATTTTTTGTAGCTTAGTTCTAAGATTTTCTGTGTTTGAGATATTGTTGATATATTCTCTAAGTATTTCTGCTTGGGATTCTTCTAGTTTACTATATTTTGAATTAAACTTGTCGACCAATACTTTATATGCTAATAGTCTTAAGTCCTTATCTTCCTTTCTAAATGCTTCTACTACATTATCAACACTAGAATTACGCGTAGTATTTCCACATAGATATTCAACAATATTAGATCTTGAAGATAATGTTGCTTTAGGATTTTTAAAGTCCTGTGTAGAAGACTCAAATAGTGTAGAAATTGCTGCGTTTACTTTGTATTTTCCAAGTTTTGCTGTGAAAAATTCATCTAATTTATAGTTGTTTTTGATTTCCCTAATTAGGTTGTATTTTTCACGCCTTAACTGAGTCGTATTAAGCTTCTTACGCTCTCTAAGTACAGTATCAATTGCTATTTCTGCCTTGTGTGAACTTTTAAACTTTTCGCCTAATAATACTCTATATAGATGAAGTTCTTTTTTAATAACGGTATTCTTGCCTTTACCAAAAAACTCCTTTACTATACCTATAGCTGGAGACTTTGCAACGCCGTTTAATGTGTCAGTGGTAATCTGTCGAACTAATAGTTCAAACAAAATGCCAGTATTTTTTACTTTCGAATGTTTAGCCATTTTTACGCCCTTCTACTTATACTTTATCTCTTATATAAATATATCGAATTACTCCTTTGTATCTTCGTCTGACAATAGATTATTCTCGTCAAGCATAGATTGTTCATTCAGAGCAACTTTTTTATCATTTTTCAACATATTTAATACTTCTTTAGCTGCAAATTTTATACTTCTATCTCTGTTTTTTACGTCTCTAGTTTTTGTTTCACTTCCTAGTGGATCTCGTCCTCTTGGTGCTCTTTGAGTTCCGTAATCTACATCCTCTTCAGGTCTTCCAACATCACTATCACTTTTACCGCCTCTAGTTTTTTTAGTATCTCCAGAAGCCGATAGTGTTGCTCTATTTTTCTTTTTTATTTTTTCAGATATTTCTTCTTCTTTAGCTGGGTCTTTACCTTCTTGCTGAATCATATCCTGTCTATATACTTGTATAATATCTTCTACGACTTTTTCCCTTTCTAACTCAACCTCATCTTTACTCATTTTCCAAATATTATCATAAATCCAATCTTCAGAAAGCATTTTGTTAGATTTTATTGCATCTGCAAGAGAAACTTTTTTATCAAATACGTCAAGTTTTTCTTGTTCAGCTATTGTTGATGGATTAGTTAATTGAAGGCTAAAGTCTACAAGTTCTTCATCTGTGTATCCTTGAGAATATAAATGAACAATTGCAATTTTTGTAAGTTCTGATACAAATATTCTTTGTATTCTTTCAATAGTTCTTGAAAACCTAACGTCTTCAGCTGCTAAGGTTGCTTTACCTTCAACATTTTCGTCATATCCTAAAAAGGCTTTAGGTACTCTAAGACCGGCCATCATTCTATTTCTTAAATATTCTACATCATCCACTCCAGTCCATTCTAATCCACCTATATCTTCTATTGATGTATTTGAATTTCCACCTCTTACAGGTAAATAGAAGTCTTCAATCATATTTTGAATATTAAACTTCATATTATATTCACCAGATTGTTTATCCATGTAAGGTACCTTTTTCATTTTATTTATTACCTTTTGCATGTATGCATCTACTTCTGCTGGAGGAATATTTCCAATATCTATTTTAAAGGCTCTTTTTTGAGGTGCTCTCATAATCCTGTGAATCATCATTGCATCTTCCATAAGAGTTAACTGTTTCCAAGTTTTTCGAGGTTGTTCTATCATTGACTTTCCATATGGTAAAAAATTAGTATCTTGTAAAAGCCTAAAATGTGCAATCTCGTAGTTTTCATATATTTTATTACCATTTTTAGTTTTACCATATGCTCCAGTAACTCCACCAAACGTTTCGTCATATATAAATTCAACAGCTTCTGGTCTTTGTGGGTCAATACCTTCTTGTCTTGCAATAGCGTAAGGAGATAAAGGACTAGCTCCAACAACTCCTAATTTGTCAACAATTTTTAAATGTAAATAAAAGTCTCCGTATTTACACATCATTCTAATCCAAGGATAAAGGTTAAACTCAATATTTAACACATCATAAAAAAGATTATGTAATACTTGTTGTATTTCTTTCTTACCACTTTTAATTTCTAGTATATCACCAAATTCATTTTTAAGTGTAGACTCATCTGCATACACATCCAATGCCGCTGAAATAATCGAGTCATTATCCATTGATTCATAGTCTTTAAATAGCTCATTTCTAAGCTGATTGAATCCTTGGCTTGGGTCATAAACTGAACTACCTCCTGGTGTAGAATGAAGTCTATTATACCTATCCACTAACATGTTTGTTTCTAAATTACCTGCTGATTGTGCTCTTGCTGGATCTATTACTTTTAATTTATTATCACCAACTCTTCTAACTACAGTTGATTGTCCTAAAATTTTCTTTAATCGTCCAAATAATGTTTTGTCTGCCATTTTGTTTTCCCTATTTAATTAACCACGTCAAATCTTCTCCACCATTTGGAGTGTCCCATTTCCAATCTTTATGGGTATCATTCTGTGTATACATTCCATCACTTCTACCTATATTGTCGATGGCATTTTTACTTAAATTTATACCATCACTTCTAAGCTTGAGTGCAGTATCTCTAACCCAAAGACCAATAGATAATGCCATAACTAGGTCATCATTGTATCCTCTTTGCGCTTCTGCTCTATGTCCTTTCCAAATAAAGACAGCCAATTCATCTAACAGTCGTGTTGACCTGACGATTAGCGATCTTTCTCTAAAATAAATATCAAGTTTCGAAATTAAAAGTGGTCTGGTTTTACTAGATGTTGTAAAACCTGGAGTCATTTGACTTTTATCCTTTAAATCATAACCTTTTGAAATTTGTGTTGTAGCATCTGTGATGCCGTCTTGTCTATATGTATAATATAGGTTTTTATATTGTCTATCGATTGCACTTTGAATTGCTCCAAAACCTACACTCGCATTTTCGATAACAAGTAAAGCTTCATTATATTCTGTTGCAACTGTTACCAACATATTACCAAAATCTTTTGGAGTTAGTTGTCCTCTAAATTCTGCAACTTGTGTAATATTATCAATGTCTATAACTTGAAAAGAAGAATAGTCACTTCCATCACCTCTAGCGACATCTGCAACGACCATATAATCTTTAGAGTAGTCTGCATATTCCCATACCCAATATTCTCCATCTCTGCCTCTTCGTTCTACAGGATTTTGCATATATGTATCTTTATACCATTGTACAGTTTGTCCTTCAATTACTGTATTACCAGAAGAAATAAAGTCACAGTCACATTCTTGAGCGGCCATTTTAACACCAAGTAGTTGTTCTTGCTCATTTCTCCAAAATTGGTCTCTCTCAGGGTGTAAACTCCAATGAAGTCTAATAGTATTAAACTTATTTCTACCCTCTTCAGCTGCTACCCAGGTTTTGTGAAAGAAATTACCAGTTCCATTTGGTGTAGAAAGTATTATTGCTTTACCACCAGTTGCAAGTGTTTGTTGAGCGGATGCCCATATTTCGTCAATTTTATCAATAAATGCGGCTTCATCAATTACTAGTAATGATAGTGCTTCAGATCTACCTGCATCGCCAGAACTAGATACAGCCTTTATTTGAGAACCGTTTCTAAACCTTAATGATAATTTATTATCTTCTACGGTAGTTCCTTTTAGCCAACTTGGTAGATAATTGTGCATTTCTCTAACCTTAGTTACCAAGTTTTTAGCTACTTCCTGTTTTGTTGCAATAACAAGAACATTTTTATCTTCTTGAAACAACATTAACCAAAGTGAATATCCTGCAGATAATGTAGATATACCTAACTGTCTGGATTTGAGTATAATATTATAATCATGAAGAGATAAATTTTCTAAACTGGTTTCTTGAAATGGATATAAATGAAACGGTATTCTACCCCTTGTTGGATGCTGAATTTGACAGTACTTTTTCATAAAGTACACAGGGTCTGCAGCACATCTAGTATATTCGCTTTTTATTATTGACTTAAGAGATTGTTTTTGTCTCATATATATAAATATATATTTACAACAACAAAAAACCTAAAAAGGCTACTTCTTTGCACGTTTTTCAAAACTTCTACCACCAAAGTATGCACCTATAACCGTTATTAAAACTAATTGCAATAGGTCTGTCCATTTTTCTTCAACTTCAAATGCGATTGTTCCGGCGTCGATGAATATCATTAATACTGTACATACGACTAGAAATATAAGGACCAAAGGTCTTACATTTTTACTTAACCATGAATCACTATTCATATCTGCTTTCCATCGATCAGTGATGTTAGCTTCCATTTTAGTTTCGTAATCTGATACTAATTGTTTGATTTTTTGTTCAGCTGCTAATTTTTCTTCCTTAGATGTATGTAGGTTATCAATTACTCCTCCTACTCCTTTTACTAAGTCTGCTGCTCCACCTGAAAATAGGTTTGTTAATATGCTCATAACTGTTTACTCCTTTATTTAGTATTCAAAGGGTGGTGTACCATAGTCTTTTTGTTGTATACCGTACCAAGTTCTTCCAACTTGATAATACCACCAACCATATTTATTATCTTCAATAATTTTAAACTTTCCAGCTGGGAGTGGAGATGGTTTTTTACTTGCTCTTGCAATATATTTTAATACAGGAACACCGTCATCCCAAACCTTATCTGTTTTTCTTGCTTGTACTGTTTTTCGTTTTTCACTATTATATGCTGTGTGAAGTTTTCCACCTGGTATGTCATCAATAAAACTTTTCCAAACATCTTCTGTTAATATACCTTCTTTAACGATATAAGCATAGTTCCAGTCTTTTGTTGGATATTTTTTAAAGTCGTTTATATCTTCAATTTTAAAACTACCTTTACCACTTTTACTAACAGCAGCAATGTTTTCTCCTTTCTTAAAGTCTCCAACAGCTCTTCTAGCATTCATTCTATATCCAAGACCATGTGGTTTTATTTGTTTAGCTTCAAGTACTGATTCATTTTGTAAATTATATTCTGCATCTTCTATCCAATCAGCATTCTTAAATTTACCATAATCTTTTACAAAATCCATTGGCTTTTTTCTTGCCATTTGCTCGATAGATTTTAGATAATCTTTAACATATCTTTTATCTAACTTTTTACCGCCAAATGTTTTTGTTAAAGCGTTTACTGCATTTGCTAAAGTATTTTTTGCTGTTACTTCGGTTATTACACTTTCGTCTAAGTCTATAGGTTCAACCTTTATAGCCTGATTGAATTCTAGTTCTGCCTTCTGAACTATTTTGTGCATTTTAATAATATCTTGTTTAAGTTTTTCTTTCTTTTTTGGATTTTTTTCAGCGACAAAAGCTTTTCTTAATTTTTGCTGTTCAAGTTGAACCTTCTGTAGAGCTTCAATTGCCTTTTTAAATTTACTAGTCATTGAAACTTCCAACATATTTAATACTTCTTCACTAATTATTTCGTGCAGTCTTTCTTTTTTCATTTTTAATCCCAAAATATCATTTTAGTAATTATACCAATAAGTGCTATCCAAATAGACCATAAAGTTTTTTGTGCATTTCGTCTAAAGGCCGTGTTTTGGTTAACCTTGGTAACGGCTCCATCATATGGATTAAGAAGTTTTTTCTTAATCATAGAAAGATCTTCTCTCATTCTTTCCTGGTTTTCTTTAACATATTCTAAATCTTGTTTTACCAGTTTTAAATCACTGTGTAAATGTTCATTTGTTAATCTTGCCATATCTTCTTTTTCCTATTATTGAACCTATATCATATAAATATAAGGTTCCTTAAATAGTATCACATATCTTCTAAGTGTTTTTGCCAATCTAGTAATTCTTTTTTAAACTTAGCCTTTAATTCTGACTTATTTAGTCCTCCTTCCCAATCTTCAACTTCTCCAATTTCAGTGACAAATGTACTATTACTTTCTATCCACTCATTAAACTGTTCTACGATATCAGATATTTCTAATTGTTTAGATAGTTTAAATAACTCTTTTCGTTTTTTCTCGTAATTTCCTGAATTTTTTAGTTTTGTTTCTTCTATTGATACACAGCCTAGGCATTTTTTGTTTATTTTCCAATGGTGCTTGTCAAATTGACCTTTCATAATTTTACCACAATTAGGACATGATAGTGGCATATTAACAATATCTCTAACACTTTGCATTTTAGAAATATTTTGCTTTATTCCATTTTTTATTGTCCAAATTTTATTTCCTTCTTCCCAAACATCTCCTTCGGATTTCACATCATCATTAGTATATCCTATTTGTGTGCTTGTAGATTTAGTATAGTCACCTTTAACTATATTTCTCATTCTTTGAACTTTATTTTCGCTTATACCTTTTTTCATAACCTTTTTCTCGTTTAGAACGTCATCATACCAGTAATTTGATTTACCGGCGCAAATGCTCCTGTTAACTTATATGTATTTCCTTTATATATAAAAACCAAACCTTCACTTGGAATTATAGTTTTAAAACCACCAATTGAAGCTATCTTTTTTAACTGTTGAGTCATTCTATTTAGCTTTTTAAGATCTCCACCTTTTCTAACATCACTTATTGCTTTTGCAACCTGCTTTCTTACGTTTTGTATTGCCTTGTCTGGGTTTGCAGCTAAAAAACCTTCTACATTTTTAAGTACTTCAGCTCCTAGTTCAAAAAATAAAGTCTCAAAGGGTTGCATATTTTTCTTTACTTGGTCTGCATGTTTTTGTTTGTCAAATTCTTTTGCCTTTTTAAGTGTTTCTTCATTTGGCAATGTTTTTTTGTCAAGTCTAAATGATTTATCAAAGAATGCCCAACGCTTAACTAATCCCATTTTAGTTTTATTATCTATTTCTTTTATATTTTTATCAACATAATCTTCCCACCAGGCTTGATGATATTCTGCAAATGTTGATGAGTCTTTCATATTAAACTTTTTCATGAGTTTATTTAGCTTTGATGTAAAGTATGGCTTTTTAGCTGAATAATCTTGGTGTGGGTTCATTTTTAATACTTTAGGACCTATTATTGAGAAATTTTTCTGAACAGTTTGGTTAGTCTGTGCAATCATTCCAGCTAAAATTCTAGCTCCATCAGAAACCGATCCTATAGCCTTTCCATCTTTATACTGTAAAACATTATGAAACTGTAAGTATGGTGCGTCATATGTAATTACATTTGCAGAAGCTGGAAACATAATTTCCATATTTACCCAGTTGTTACCATCATCAAATATCTTTTTTTGTTGTTTAGGATTAAGACTTCCTATGGCTTTTCCTAAATCTTTCATTGCAAAGGTAAATGCCTTTTCTATATTACCTCTACCTTTAAATTTTGCTGCTACTGCTTTATAGTCCATTCCACCTCGCTTAAGGTCTCCAGTATTTCTAGCGGCTAGCATTTTGCCATTCCAACTAATAAATAAATTTTGGCCGTCAGTTTTTTCTGTGGCTGCTTTTTCTAGGTCTAAATTTCCTTGTAAAGATAGGTTTATAATTTTTTTGAAGTCTCCAAATGTTAGTCCTTTATCATCAAATGGATGTGACATATGGCCATAAGCTCCGCCTTCAGTTAGTAATATTTCATCAACTAACCATTTACTTAATGTTTCAGATATATTTGTTGGCCTTTTTTCATATTTCATTGGTTCACTTATTTTATCACCACTTACATTAGTAGAGTCTTTAGATTCTTCAGCTCCCATAAAACTTATAAATTTCATTCCAGCTATTTGTGCAATTTTTGTAATTCTAGATTTCCAATTTTTATATGCCTTTGTTTCTTTATAGTTTTGTGGATTTGTTGCAGTATCGGCTCCTGCAACTCCTGCTGGAAAATACGTTACACCTTGATTATAATCTATTACCTCTTTATCTGATGCTAGGTCTAAAACACTTGAACCGTCACCTATAATGTAATTAAGTACTTCATATCCAACCATCTCTGCAAACTTTTTGCCATTTTTTTCATATCCAAGGGTATTTATAAAATAAGTTGGAGGTCCGTCATCAACATCTCCACCTGTTGTTGCAGTAGAATTTGCCTCTGATATTAATTCTAAAAAGTTAACCTTTGTACAGAATTCTAATATAGATTCATTAAGCTGTTCTAGCTTACTAACAACCATGTTGTAGTTCTTTATATGACCGAATATCTGTTTGAATATTTTTTGCTTTTCTTTTTTATTTAGCTCTGAGTCTCCTAAAGCCTTGCGAATTGCAGTGCCACTCATTTCACCATATCCACTTACATTCATTGAAACATGAGGAGCAAGTATAAGATATGCTCCATCTTTATATCCAACCTCAGCTTTTCCTTTCCAGTCTTGAAAAAACTTACCCTTAAGTCTTCCTGCGTCTTTTGAGCCTACCATAAATACAGCTGCTGTTGTTTTTGGGTCGTATTTTTTTAATATTTCCTCA